TTGACGGAACTATTCGACATCTACGATGAACACGACGTCTGGATCGGCACCGCCGAGCGCAAGGAAGCGCACCGGCTTGGACTATGGCATCATACGGTCCATTGCTGGCTCGTTCGCCGCGAGGATCGGGAGGGCCGGAACGCCGCCAAAATCTTGTTTCAGCAGCGTTCGGCCAACAAGGACACCGGCGCCGGCTGCTTCGACATTACGGCTGCCGGCCATCTGGAGGCCGGCGAAACGCCGGAAGCGATCGTTCGAGAATTGCGGGAGGAGCTTGGCTTGGATGTGGGCTTCGAGAGTTTAAGCGAGTTCGGAGTCGTTCGCGAGCAAGGCTCCGGGGTTGTCGGGGGAGCGGCTTACATCGACAACGAGATCAGCCGCGTCTATGGCTTGGAAGTAGCTATGAAGCTGACGGAGTTCCGGCTGCAGGAGGAAGAAGTTGCCGGACTGTACGAGGCGGATGCGGATGAGCTGATCGAACTGATTGAAGGTCGGCGAGAGCTTGTCCACGCACGCGGCGTTGCCCTGCGCGAGGGCAAGCTGCAGGCAGCGGAAGTCGAAGTCGCCCGCAGCTCTTTCGTCGAGCGGGATTTGAGCTACTACGTCTCCATATTCAAGTTTCTGCAAGCGCTCGTTCGGCAATAAGCCGGACGGGCTGCCAGCCGATCCGTCCGTTCCGGACTTTGCCCTCTACCCATTCGCCCTGCTGCGGATGCTGAAACAGCACTTCAAGCTTGCCGTCCCCGTCCGCATCCCAGATGCGGAAACGACGGCCGTCGTTCATCGGCCCGAATTTGCGGCTATCCCCGATCGACTTCCACTCCACCCGTATCTCGTTGGAGCGATCCCCTTCCGAAGGATTTTCGCTCAGCTTTCCTAGCCACCAGTCTCCGAACAAGGAATTGTACAACAGAATCTCGTCGCCTTTTCCTTCGAACGAACCGTACCAGTAACCGCCATCCGCTCGAAAACGGCCAAGCCCTTCCCAGTTGCGATACCAACGGTCGATCATATTGTGAATGTTGTAAAACTCCGTATACCGCGGAGCGAAGTCGAAATCGTTAAGCTCGGGCTCTCCGTACAATCTTGCAGCTTCCTGATGAATACAGCCGTGCAGGTTCGACGATTCGATAAATCTTCCAAGCTCATCGGCGCTCGCGAACGACTCCGGCTGGAACAGAATTCTTGCTTCCGCCGCCTGATTGTAGCAGGGCGACCTGCGGATCGCTTCGGGAACGGATACCCACGCCTCGAGCAGCCTGGGATCCAAACCGTTCTCGCGATACCAGGCCTGAGCACGGCCGATAAAATCGCGGTGAAATTGCAAAAATTGCAGCCCGTAGCCGGGCGGCGGGTTGTTGATATCGACGTTGTGCCGGGCATGATGCCAGTTTTTGTGCTCATCGAGCAGGCTCTGCGGAAAATTCGGAATGCGCGACATATCGGGTCAGCCCCCTCCAGGTTATGCCGCCTGCGCGGTTCGCGATTGCGGTTGCAGTTTGCGGGCAGTAGAATTGCCTATAGCATATGCAGTGGAGGCTTGGGAGGGTACTGACGCCTAATATCCAGGGATATGACTAGCTCGTCGTCTTAATGTCGACTGACGTATCGGCTGCGCTCCAGACGATCTTCGCGTTGTTGTGGACAGCTGCCAACTCTCTTATCGGAACATACCCTACGCTGCCGAACAACAATGTCGGAAGCGACTTGCCATTCGCGGTGACGGCTTTGTTGGCAAAGCCGATTTTGAGCTGCAGCGCTTCGCCGACAACTCTGGCCGCTACCCAGGTCTGTCCGGAAATGAGGCGACCTTCAGCCAGGAGTTCGCCGTTCAGACGAACGGGAATCGGCAGCGGCTCCGGCTCAGACGCTGGCGGTTTCGTAGGCGGCTTCACCGGATCGGGCTTGGCGGCTTCCTCGTCGTAGCGCTTGAGCTTGTTGGCGTTGATTAGCGAGACGATCTTCGATCCGTATTGCGGATCTGTCGCATAGCCGCACAGGCGCAGCGCCTCCGCTTGCATTTCGGGTGTCGTCGATTTTCTCACACGTTCATAACGAGCAAGCTGGAATAGCAGATCCTGATCCTTGTAAAAATCGTAGATACTGTCATAGGCGCGAAAAAGGGCTGTCGTATCGACTCTCGTCCCATTTTCGACCTCCCATGTCCCTTTGCGCACATACTGGCCTTTCCAGTAACCATTCGGTTTACCGCTGCCTACCTTAATACCGCCGAGATTGTACCACGGATGGATGACTCCCCCGGTCTCGAGCAGATTTTGCGCAAGCCGCACGGAAGGAAACAGAGGGGAGCCCTCTTTCCTAACTCGTATCGCGATCGGCGCCAGTGTGGCGATAAACTCCGTTTTGCTGAGCTTGACCATCTGATTGCACCTCTCTCTTTTTCGTAAAATGATAGACGCCAGACGCCGTCAGTCCGATAATGGAAATCGTCGCAAGCGTCTGCTGAACATGCTGGGGAACGAGTATAAATACAGTAGCAATGAGCAGGCTGACGAGATGATAATAGCGGCTTGGCACGCGAAACTCCTTCACGACGCCTACATAGGCGGCGACGATCGGAGCGAGAAGAGCCACCTCGTCGGTCATAGAAATCAGTTTGTCCATAGTGTATTCAACCTCCTTGCAGGTTGGTCACGGCCGCAATCACGGCTGCGATAATCGCCCCGACCAGCGTCCGCCACAGCCAACGCTGATTATCGGCAATCTCGTCAATCCGCAGATGCGCCGACCTCGTCGACTGCAGCGCTTCAAGCGCCGTGTCTCTCGCCGCCTCCGCCGTATCGCGGACATCGGTCATCGCATCGATCTTCGTCTCCAACCTAACGACGCGCTCCCGAATTTCCGAGAGCACGCGCGCTTCTTCGCTGGACATGGGTCACACCTCCTGGGTGTAGTTGTAGTTTTGTAAAAATAGGCTGCTAGTTGCAGCGGTACGGCTTTTCCTATTGTGGTCGCAGTTTGGAGCGGTTTTCGATACTATTTGTGCAGACTAGTAGAGCGACTCAAAAGTAACGTAGTCCAGACATCGGAAACCTGCAAGCTTGGCCAGTCGTCTTACACATCTCCAGATGAATTTCATTACGATATTTCAGGATCGCTCTACTAGGCATCGCTGCTTAAAATAGCTTCCACTTCAGCCCTTTTGGACTCCGGAACTTCGTCAAGCGTTTTGATGCCTTTACGGATCAGATTGGCGTAGATTTGGGCCATGTTTCTTCATCTCCTTATTTGTGGATGGGTAGCCGCATGACTCTATTAAGCCTATCGTTTCGCGGAGGAAAACACACTCATCAGCTTCTGCAGCCGTGGCGCCGTATTCGTCTCTGCCAGCGATTCATAGATTTCCGTCAGTCCCAGCATCACCTCGACACTCTCCGCTTCAAGCTGCGCAATTCTGTCTTCGGGCGACAACGGCCTTGGCGCGTTCCGAATCTCATCGATCTGCTCCTGCTCCATCCCCTCAATCCACATCGAGTTAGAAAAGTCCCATCGGGGCGTAAACAGCCCTTCTGGGACTTTCTCGGCGACGATGTAGCCAGTTACGGTTTCCTCCGCTTCTTTTTCCCCTCCGGCGGGCAGCAGCTCGCGGATTTCTGTCACACTTATCTGCGAGATTGGGACGAGGACCGGTTCGACGTAGTAGCCGTCGAGGTCTACTTTTGCGGCTTCTTTCATTTAGTTATTCCTCCTTATTGTTCAGCCATAAACGCTATGCCGCTTAGGTCTAGCCATGAGTTTGATGTTATTGTATAGCCTAGACTTACGGCTCCATTTGAAGAAATGACGATTTGAATTAGCGACCCAGTTGCACCTCCAAATTGACCGACACCGGTCACTTGTGCTTTGGGTCTGTATCCTTTCGGAAGATAAAAAAGAACAGTGTTGCTTGCCATTGCCCCTAACTTTATCATCCCGCGTATCTTTACTTCTCCTAAATCATCTTTCATGTAACTAATAGGATGATTTGCGGATACTCCATAATCAATCCAATCATTTCGCAATGTCGGCGCGATCCATTGCGGCTGTTGCTTCTGCGCCTTCGTATTCTGCAAGACGGACGTTTCTTTCCTGGCTTCGACCACTTCCCGTACAAGCGATTCGACCGACTCCCGGATGTTCGGCGCATACTCCGCGCTGATCGTCTGCGGGGCGATACCTAGCGCGAAAGTGTCGAGTGCTAAGTAGGTGGCGGAATAGGCGGCTGCTGGGTCAAAGTTAGAAGCTGCAATATACGTATTAACCGCCCCATAGGAGTTCGGAGAACTCTCCATTTTCCACATGTCTGTTACTTGATTCCTAAATACTCGGAGAATGTACTTAGCCCGTTTTCTTAATTCGCTCCCTGCATAGCTCGGTGACTTTGCACCATCGACATTTATCATATAAAACCCGGTGCCGACTGTTTTCGGATTTGCCGCTTCCCGTACCACAACCCCCGTCCCGACCTCGATCTGATTATCACCCTCATGTAGCATTAAGGAGCCTTCATAGGTGATTGGCTCGTCTACGCTTTGGGCGAGTTGGTACATGAGGCGGTAATCCGTCCATCCTTTAGATACTGGCGCATGGGTTGTAGGTAGAACATTGGTTCCCCCAGAAACTGTCCCTGCACTAATTGTGCCAACAAAATTATCGTTTCTATAGGCCCACCATTTTGTTCCTGTCCCGTTATATGGAGTGGTAACTCCAACATCCCCGTTATACATAATCCACCCATAGAAATAAGCCTTAATCTCATCTGCTGTAGGTGTGTAGGATTCTCCCCAGCCGCTGTCGGTGTCGAGGACAGAAAGATAGAATTTCGTCGTGTCCGCCGTGAATAAATCTCCACCGGAATTGATGGTCGCTGTTGAGGGTAGCGGCATTCCGTTAAATTTGGTGACCCATGCACTCAATCGGTTAATAAAGCCAATGGGTAAGGAAATCAAAACCACTTTAAATCCACTGTAATCCGCGCTGAATGTCCAAGTTAGTTCCCCATCCAACACCGTCTCCCGGAACCGCCGCGTTACCCTCGGCTTGCCTTGTCCATCCGTATACAGCCGATCTGCTACGCTGCCGTCTACATTGGAGCGTAGGTTGCAGTCTGGTAGATAGAGATAGGATGGTTTCTGGGGCTCGAACAGGAGGGGCTCGGGGCCGATGCACATCATGGGAGAAGAGAATGTGTAATTCCCTGCCCCCGCAACAAAGTTTCCGAAATAAACTCTGACGACTTTGTTATTCCCGCTATTGAAGGTTTTTGTTCCAATCGTCCAATTTTGCACAACGGTCAGACCATCTTCTGTCATTACACAACAACCAAAATTCCCTGAATCGCTAATGGTAATTGTGTAATCCTGATACGGTATAACTTGAATAATCTTTAATAAATGTTGTGATTTTTCGAGAGTGACGGAAGTCGTAGTGAGAGTCCCTGAATACTGCCCTGTAATTTGATATATCCCTGTATCCGTGTTTGTAGTCCACTCCGAAAACGGCGGAAGCAGATTTTTCCCCTTATTCTCGATATAGACGGCATTGACGTGCTTCATGTCGTCTACGTAGGGATAATTGGAGGCGATGTACGCTTGAGCTGCCGTATTCGATAAGCTGTCAATGTGTGTCGTTTCGGCGGCTGTGATCTCATAGAGTCTAAATTTCTCTGCTTGGAATGTAGGTGTTCCGCTATAAACATAAGAGGTTACATTGAATAGGGAATCAGGAGCCATTAACGTTGCATACCAAAGACCTGTTCTGCTAAGTCCTCCGCTAACATCCCCTGCAATGCCCACAACTCCGCTACCTTCAAAATTCAATATCTCAAAAGCAAACAAGTAATGCGTTCCAGTTGTAACGTTGAAGTTGCTAATGCTAAATGAGCTTCTACCAGATAATCCCTCCCGCCCCAACAAATTAACAAGGGTCCGCCCCTGCATCGTCGGGTGAAGGATCGCCGGAACGTCACCGCCCTGGACGATCTGAACACCAGGAGTCACCGTCAACTGCTCATGAGGCTTGTGAGCCAACTGATCGTATATTTCCGAGATAGCACCAACCGTATTTTTTGCCGAAGTAGGCAACTCACTAACAGGACCCAGAGACTGATCGACTTTATTCATATTTTCGTTAAGGGTTTGAATGCTGACAAATTCGCTTTCCAGCGGCTTCTTCAACCCTAAATTCGGTGTTACTTCCGCCATTTAGCTCCAACTCCTTTTCATCACTTCGCCCCAGGTGAAGTTATTGAGTTCTCCCCACGTCTTCTGCCTCAGCTCGCTCCACTGGGTATAGGTGAACGCATATTCGACAGCCAGGTGCGCCGGTTTGATTTCTTCAATGACGGCTTTTAGATCGTCCAGGTTGGGCGGAATACCCCGTGTATCCACGAACTTTATCGTAAAAGTGTAGGTCTCCGGCTGAAGCGTCACCTCGACAGTCCCACCGTCATAAGCTTCTGCGACCGATTTGATGAGACTGACCGTTACCGTCCCGATCCCACGCAGCTTGGACAAAATAACGCTACGTCTTTGCGCGACAAGTTTGGAAGCATCAATGGTAATGCCCAGCTCACGTTCCCAATGCTCCAGCCCCCAAGTCGCCGTCGAGACAAAATATTGCTCAAGCGTTCCATCAAGCGCCTGCCATAACGAGTCCAATTCCTGTCCTTGAGCCTCCATATTGGCGCTCATAATTCTCGAAGTCGCATAATAGTCCGGGAGGAAGGACATCATCTCCTTTCCCCGGACGCTTGTCATCGCATAGTTACTCACTTAAGCTCACCGTCCCGATTACCGCGACTTCGCCAAGCGACAAATCGATATTATCGACACCGCCGCTCACCAATAAATGTTCAAAATCGACGATTCGCGGAATGTCCAATAAAATGGCCGAGATCCGATTATAACGAATGAGCGGATCGACAAAAGCAAGCTGCTCCAAATAGTCGGCAAGCCCCGCTTCAAAATCTTCCCTAGCTTGCTCCAATGTCGATCCGCTTGCCAGCGTCAGTTTAGCTTCTATATGAAGCGGTACTTCGACCGCAGCTTCCACCGTTACTGCAGCGCCGATCGGAGCTTTGCCTTCTCCTTGACCGGCAGCTGGAGAAATGTGATGCTGTACAGCATCAACAATCGTCTGACTGGGAGCACGTTTATCTTCACCCAACACATAGAGTCTGACAGTTCCCGGACCGTTCCATAACGGTTCCACTTGAACCCGGCTGACACCCGGCGTTTCCAGCGCCCATTGCTGATAATCCGCCCTATTGCCGCTTGTACCTGGCTGACGCACCTTCAATAGATAGCGAGCGAGCAGAGCTTCATCGGACTCCTCGTCCGTTCCCCCTGATATCGCTGCTGTATTTGTAATTCCCGTTACCCCCGCAATCGGCTGAACGAGCAAGCTGACTGCGCCGACCGGCACGTTGCCACGACTGCCTGGATCGACTGCACGAATCGGAACGATCGCCTCCCCCTGACTGCCAAGGGCGCCAGCTTCCGTCGTCTCGTACTCTATTGACGAAGTTTCCGTCATCTCATCCGCAGGAGTTGCCACTCTGGAACCGAGAGGAATAGCGGCGCCCACACTCCCCGTCAACACAACGAATCCAGTTGCCGCAACGGCTGGCCTTGGAATCACCCCATGTTCCTCACAGCGCATCCTCAAATACGGGCCAAAAGTCGTCATGGCAAAACCCCGATCCAGCACCTCACGCGCCCACTCGGAAGCTCTATACAACTGATAAGCCGTAGGAGCTAGCGAATCCCAAATGTACGAACCCTCCGACTTATCGAGATCCGCGGGCACACGTTCCAGCATTCTCGACAGCATTGCTTCTTCCGTCTGTTCCTGCAAAAATTCCGGCATTGTCGCCATTACACATTCACCGCCATTCCTTGAATTTCCGCTGTTTCGTCATGGACGTTAGAGATCAAGCAAGTGAAATAACAGCTTTCTCCCGACCATTCATACATAAAATCGTCAACACTCGCGGTCCGGGGATCGCTCATCAGCGTCTCAGTCGCAATTCTTTGAATCTCCATTTCAATCGCGGAAAGAGGCAGTCCAGAACGAAGCAGCTCTTCGAACTCCTGACCATAATCCCGTGAATAAACAAGATGACGATAACGCTCAGTCAGCAACGCCTTCTTGCACCATTCGACCCAAGCATCCTTGCCCTCGCTGACGGCAACCTTCCCGGTCGGCGTCGTAACGAACTCGCCAGCTTCGAAGTCAAAACGCCAGCTTCGCCCGAAAAACACGCCGGAGTCTACCAACTCCTCCGGTTCCTCCACCGGTAATTCCGTTGGAAATAAATTAGCCACCTGAGCTCACCACCTTACAGACGATGACGGCATCCTTACCGCCGTTCACCGGAACGGCAAGCACGCGGTCTCCGGGCTTAATCCCGGCAGACCAATTCAGCCGCACTTCTCCTATTTTTGTCTCGTGAAAATCAAATCGCGTCCGCTGAGAGGGCGCACCGCCCCCAGTAGGGTTGCCTGTCTCGTCCACCGGAGCGATCATTGTCCCAACTAGGGAAAAGGCGGGTAGCTCCAGTTCCGCTACCCATTCGGCAACAAGGAAATCTGGAATTTCGTGTTTGAAGGAATCTAACTTCAAACCACTTGAGGTAATTAATCCTAGTTCTGATGGAATGCCGGATAACGACTTCGCGCTAATCCCAGAGAAGCGGCTCTCCAGTGTCGAAACCAAACTTTTGAATGGATCAGACAAGGTAATCCCTCCTGACTTTACCAGGCAAGGCAAGCTCCAGATCCATATGTCCAGGCGTACCAAGCCGATGGGTGACACGTGTTACCCATAACGTTGTCCCGTTCAATCGCACTTCGTCTCCTGCTCGAATCAAGTTAATATCCGGGGCTGTAACCGAGAATGTCTCTTGAATGCCGATAAGCGTTTTCTGTGCAGCTTTTTGAGCTTGATCGATTGTCTCGATTTTGCTGTCTTGGATCACCTTTTGAAGCGTTCCGAACTTCTCTACATCCTTCTTGACCACAGCCAAAACCGGTGCAAGCTTCTCATCACTAGCCTGCGCTCCCAAAACTTTGACCTGGGTGACGGCACCTTCCAACGTACGGCTCTGGGTGACATCCTCAATCACTTCCAGATCCCATTTCGTCTTATTGTCACCAAGCTTAATCAGCTCCAACCCACTCGTAGTCATTCGCGGCCTGAATAACTCTCCCCCTTTATCTGCAGTTTCCTTAAGATCCTCTTGGATCATGGAGTAAAGAGTTTGAGTACGCTTGATATTCCTAGCAAGAGAAATTCGAGTGTCCGGCAAGTTGCCAACCGGAATTCCCCACTCTTTCGCATACAACTTCAGACGATCGGAAGCTGTTTGTCCAGAAGGCATCAAACGTTCATCCTCCGACTTAGCTAAATAGATCGTGCGATCATAAACAGTGAGACTCAAGTACTTTGTGCCACTATTCGAGCTTGAGCATTCCCATACAATTCCCGGGTGTAGAAGATAGGTCATCCCGGTTCCACCATAGGGAATGCCCGAAATCCGTATTTCTTGCCCCGGAATAATTCCTGGCAGATCAGGTGTAACAACCAGACGAATACTAGCCCTGTAAGATATCTCTTCCAAAGATTCTTCGAGTGAGATCTCTTGAACTAACTCGCTCAAAAAATAACGGTTATCCAGAACAACCTCGTAGCTCATGGCATCACCAACTTTTGTCCCGGTTTGATCAAGTTGTGATCTGGCCCGATAACCGATTTATTTTTATCGTAAATTGCACGCCACTTTGAACTATCCCCTAACTCCAATTTGGCAATCGTCCATAAGGAATCTCCAGGCTTCACCTGGTACACTTTCGGCACAGGTTTGCTGTCGGGGCGCGCTCTTTGGATAGAATTCTTGGATGGTGAAACGGAACGAACCTTCATCGGACGATGTGTACGGAATGTGACTTCATAGTTTACATCGCCAGGTTCTCCACCTTTAATAGTCGTGTTATGCGCAGATAAATTAACTAATACGTTAATCGCTGTATCCGAAATGAGCAGTCGAACAGGCTGCTTTCGATTCATAATAGTCGTTAATCGATTCATAGCGGTGTGTGGACGCGGAAGTTCGATGTACCTGCAATAACTTGCGTCGTACTCAACCGGAAAAAAAGAAGAGAAGGAAATCGTCTTCACCTTCTCCCCTTGAGACAATTCCGCTTCCCCTAAAGATAAAATGTTCAATGTCTCCAATTGTTTTTCTCGCTGGATCGTGATTTCCTCCGGATTTACCGGAAAATGAAACTTCTCGCCAGAGGATTCAACGAGGTAAATGTCCATGGCCGCCTTCCCCCTTTCTCATAAAACCGGTAATAAAATCAAACTCTGTTCTCCACGGCTTGTTGAATGGAGGAGGCCAGTTGCCCCCCGATTCGATTAGAAATCTGCTCATAATCGATTTCTGCGCTATTCACAGTAATCTGTATCGCACCATATGGAACATTTACGCTAATCGGCACAGAAGTAGGGACGCTAGTCGGTTGAGAGGATCCTACCGAATACTCCGGAGCAGGAGTAGGTAAGGCCACCGGGTTCGGTTCCTTCTCCTTTTTCTTGCTTCCAAAGAAGAAACCTTTAAGCTTACCGCCCATATCTTTAATTGTGTCAGAAGCCTTTGTAGCAAGCTCTCCAATCTTCTCACCCACTGCCGATCCGCTAAGTCCGCCGATCGCTCCTCCAACCACCCCTCCAATTGCAGTACCTATACCAGGTATGACTGAGCCGATCGCTGCACCTGCTGCCGCACCCGCTGCCGCGCCTCCCCAACCTCCGAGTGCGCCGCCAATCGCTTTGTTTCTCTCCTTGCCTGGTTTGGCACTGAAGATTGAAATTGCTCTGGTGGCTAGACCAAGCGGAGCAAATGCCTTTCCACCTATCTTTAGAGCGGTTTTAGCGATAGAACCAGCAGCTTTAGCTGTGCCTTTACCAATCGGAGAGCTGCCTAATATACCTGAGCTACTCACGGCAGATAAGCCTACGATTGAATTTACTTTGGCACCGCCAAATTTGGACAGCACCTTCTTCCCTAAACCCAAAACTCTTCCAAACTTCGAACCTTTAGGTTCAGGTACTTTACTTGCGTCTGGCACTGAGGGTCGGGCTGTATTCGCTTTCCCCCCCCTAACTCGTTGTGCATTATTCCGCTTCCCTGAGTCACTCTTATTTTCATTACTTCTTTTAGAACTGCCTTGCTTTCGCTTACTCTCTTTTTTTCCAGAACTACCTTGCTTTCGTGTTGCTTTGTCAATTTTCTTCTGTTGTACTTTAGTTACACCACCATTAGAGGGGGGTGGCGCTATAACAGGTGGTTTAAACTTGGCCTTTCCTTTAGTTATTATAGCTGCTGTCATAGTTCCTATCTTAGGAGCTACCTTAGAAAATAATTTCGCAATTCCAGCCCAAGCACCCGAACCCGCAGCACCGAGAGCAACAGTTGAGAGAAGCGTACCAAAGCTATTGCCGCTACTCTCAGATGGATTAACATTTACGTCTACGGTAACGCCTTCAAGAGATTGCTTCACCTTATCCGCAAGCTTGTCCGAGTCAAATTCGGCTAAGAAGCTATCCGCAAAAGCCTTCCCGGCCTCCGTGCCTTTGAGAGCAAAAACCGTACTGTCCATCTTGGGATTTAGCTCAATCAAAGGTGTCCAATCTGTAGAAGATATTGCTTGTAATGCGTTTTTAATTCTCTCCAGCGGTTCCGTTACTCGATCGATCAATTGAATGACAGGGCGGATCTGCATCCGCGCCAGCCGCGAAGCCCGCACATGCAGCCGCTCCATATATCGGTCCAGAGAACGGAATACTTGTTCCGTTCTTGCCAAGCCATTCGCGTCTATAATAATTTCAATTTGCTCGCCTGCCATTCCATCATCCTCCTTCCTTCGCCGACATCGCTCTTTCCGCTTCCCACTCCAGCTCCATACTGGCCATTAGGAACAGCTGCTCGCCGCGAGGCAGGTTCCAGAACTGTCCGGGGCGCAGATGGTGGCGAACCCACAACGCATGAATCATGCCGGCGAGCGCCCCGGATCGGATTAGTTTTTTACGTCTTCCAGCTCCGTATTGAAGCCGGACAGATCAAGCACGACGTCGCCGAGCGCGGACATTTCGCCGGCCAGCAAAATACGCTTGATCACTTCCTCCGGTCCGCTGGCAGAAAACTTGGCCAGCAGTTGCGGATTACCCCAGTTCGGGGAAATGGTCGAAGCGGCGATCAACGATACGTTAAACAATTCCTCGTCCAATCGCTCAATCGTCTGCCCCCGCTTCTCCTTGCGCTCCGTGCAGCGCTCGCGAATGCTGAACACTTGCTTGCCGGTAAGACCGCGCAGCTTAACCGGAATGTCCAGCCGCTCCAAGCGAACGGCGCGTTCAGGAAGCGTATCTGCGCCCAGAAGGCGCTGCAAAATCTGTTCTTCCGTCAATTGTTCCAAAGACATATTTTCGTTCCTCCCCCTCTTAATTGGCTACGATCGGATCAAGCAGACGATATCCTTCGAAGGTGAACGCCGTCTCTTCCGTAACTTCTTCTCCTGCCGTCCAGTTCGCCAGTTGAATTTTGTCAGGAACGCAGTTGATCAGCTCGATGCGCTCGAAGCCGTAAGACTCTGGATCGGACAGCTTGTTAATGATGTTAAACTTCACGAAACCGCGGCTGATCATATCGCTGGTCAGCTTATAACCGCTCATCGTGCCTGTGCCCTTCTTCGTGCCGAGCTTGTGAACGGTCCATTCCTGTCCCGCCAGCTTCAACTCGCGCTTCTCCACCTCGACGGAGGCTTCCAGCTTGTTGATGTTCGTCTGCCACACCCCGTCGATAAACACTTGCCCGTACGTACCCAAAATCGCTCTTGTCGGATCCATCATGTTCCTCGTTCCCCCTTATCGCACGATAAACGTGCTGAAAATTTGTTCCATAACGTCGGTCAGACGAGCTTCCCATTTCAGAAAAACTTGGTCCGGCTCCGGAGTAAACTCCGGATCGACGTATACGTCGTAGCCTTCTGCCTCGATGACGCCCGATTGAGCAAGCGACTGCATGTATTGCTTACAAGCGCTGATCAGCGCCAGCCGGCCTTCCTCGGTGTTGTTCACCTTGCCAATGTAGGAATCCTCGGCCGTCCGCTGCAAGTCGGAGTTGATGCTGTCCATGACGCGGATCGTGCGAATCTTTTTCCACGGATGGTTCTGGCCCTCGCGCAGCGTAACGAGACTGTTGATTCCCCGCAGCGCTTTAACGAGACGACCGTCATGAACAAGTAAGAAAACGCCGCCGCGAACCGCTTGCTCCTGCTCCGCCCGCGTCCAGCGACGAGTAACGTCCTCGAACGGAGACGGCGCGTAAGTGGTAGATTGGCTCAAGCCCTGGCCTGCAATCAAGCCGGCAACATATGCGGCAACTTGAGCGGAGCTGTATACCGCGTCGCCCAGCTTGGCGCCCGTACCGACATTCACGATGCCTTCGTGATTCAGCGAAGCGCTGCGAGCGATTGTTTTCGCAACTGCATCCGCGGCCGTATCGTCCGCCGCAGTGCCGCCGAGAACCGCAACAATACCCTTGCCTTCATTGCGCAACCGGCTTACCCAAGCCGCAACGCTGGCGTGAAGAGATGCGTCGGATAATCCGTCAAGCGCGATCACGTTAAACTCCCGCGTCTCGAAAGCGGCCAGCGCATCCAAATAGTCGGCATTCGCCACGCCGGAAATACCCGAGTCGCCGCCGCTCAGAGAAACGCCGGAGACGTTAGCGAGCGTACCGCTACCCTCGGCCAGCTTCTCGGCTACGACCCACAGGTTGCCGGAATCGCCATTGATGGCGTCCGCCGCCGCTTGAATCGAATCGCCGTCAAATGTAAACGTGCGCAGAAGCGTCGTTCCTTCAAACAGCTTCAGATCCTTTTTCGCAGCATCGACCGCATTCGCTTGAACGGTTACCTTGAAATCGTTGCCCCGAGCGCCCGAATACTTCGCCGTCAGCTTGAGCACATTCGCAGGCGTTCCTGCCGTATCGGCTAAAGTCAGTGCAGACGCAGACGCGGCGCTTGCCGCTAGACGATAGGCAATCACCTTCTTCGCTCCGCCGAGCAGAGCCAATCGAATGGTACGGTACGCGGTTGCGCCATCCCCCTCCGATCGCGTGAACGCCTTCCCTGCATCGGCCTCGCTGGAAATCTCCACAAATTCATTCGCCGGGCCCCAATGCGCCCTCACCGGAACGATGGCCGTCCCCCTTGCCCCCGGTTGAATCGCAGCTGCCGCAGCAGCTTGAAAAGTCATATAAAATCCCGGCAATACCGGTTTGTCCGTCGCGCTCCAAGTTCCTCCCGCCATGTTACAGCACCTTCCCTTTCAGAAATTGTCCGACCAAGCGTCTCGCTTCGTCGACGGTAAATTCGTTTTTGCCTGCAGAGTGCAGCGCCCCGATTACAGCCTCGGGCTTGGCCTGAAACAGCTCGACTGCATGATGAATCAGTTCGTCCCGGGAATAAACCGCCTCAGGGTTCTTCTTGTTTGCCATCTGTGTACCACCTCGTTTATGAATTTGGATTCGGCTGAATCTTGACTTCCCGCATCAGCGGACCTTGTTCGGCATAGCGTTCGACTTTGCGCGAGAAGGTGGCGTAAATCTGTCCTTCCGTCACCGCATCCCGCGTCAGATCGACGTTCGGCGCGCTTACGGTCAAGAACCGGCGCTCAAGCGGATTAAGCGGAATTTTCACCGCTTCGCTCAAGCTTTGCGTCAGGGCGGCGACCGTCGTCGTCTGCTCGTTCAGCGATCGACCAACCACGTGCCCGATCGCTTTCTTGCGCACTTCTACCGTAGAAACCCTGGAGCCCGCAACCGTCTCGAAGCTATCCCATCTCCAGAGGACGGAAGGACGCGTATAGTTCGCCGGCCACCGGTTGCCGTACGCCTGCCAGTCGGGATCTCCCAACGTACTTAGCGTCCAGTCGCACAAAGCGTCCAACCAATCGTCCTGCACGGTCTCCTCGGCGGCTCGGGCTCCGATTACCAAGAACCGAAGCCCCCGGGTGATTACATCCCGATCAGCATCGACCTTATCTGCGCCGACTGTGCCTTCATAGCGGCATGTGAACTCGACCTGCGATACGGGATCGACAAGAGCCTGCCCGTCCAACGCTTCTACAATCAGATTCGCCAGTTCGTCCACATCGGCAAATTCGGACTGCTGCGAAACGCTCGGCCAGCATTCGAACAAAGCGCTGTACCCCGTCCAGTCGGTATCCGTCGACTCGGTTCCTCGGATGAGAAGAATGTAAGGCTTGTCCAAGGTCGCCGCCGATTCGTGGGCTTCGTAGATGCGCCCTCCGATGGTTGGAATCTGCTGACTCAGCCGCTCTCGAATGCCGGCCCTCATGTGAGTACCTCACGGCTGTCGAAAGATGAGATCATGGCCATGTTTTCAACCTCCTGGTCTTTCAAAATGTTCCTCTCATCTATAGGTGGCAATCGTACGACAAGCTTTCTATCCAACGAGAATGTGGATGCTGCCGATGTTGCCGTCGACCTTGCGTTGAGCGCGGATGATGTAGGTGCCGACGCTCGATTTGCTGATGTTCAGCATCGCGGCGATCTCCGAATGGGAGAAGGTTTCACCGCGGGCTAAGGTGTAGCAGCTGCGCTCGCGTTCGGTCAGTCCTCGGAGGGCGGCTTCGAGGCGAAATCGCTCGGCCTCGTCGGAGGGACGCTCCGCCTCCGCTCTCTCCCACAGTGAAGCGGAGGGCAGACGGGCCGGATCGGTCGGCACTTCACGCTGGGCGCCGGACCGCCTTTCGATGCCCCGCCTGTTGCCCGGCCTTCTTCCCGTCTCCAGCCACTCGATTACATAGGAGCAGCTCGCGACCATTTCCATTACTAAACCGCGATCACGATCCAAATCCAGCAGCGCGTTCATCTCGTCCATCGTCCGAATTGGCTCCATCCGTGCAATGCGCACGGTCAGCTCGTCCGCTTGGCGAAGCAGTTGGCGCCTCGTCTCTACGTAATTCTCCAAAGTCGCCGCTCCAAGATTCGTAATCCGGTTGCTTTTCAT